CGTGCAAAGATGAAACTATTTGATGTAGAACAGAGTGCTCAACAAGATATAATTGACAGTGGACAAGATATAGAGTATGATAATAAAGAAGAAACTAAAAAAATTAAAAGTAAATTTGCTGGTTTGAAATTCTAATGACAGTTGACACTAAAAAATACATTGAGTTTGTTTATGGAGTAACAAGTGCTCCAAGTCAAGACTCTGACGTTCTACAAGAAAAAATAAGTGAACTTGTTTTAGGTGGGGCAGATGTTTCACATCTTCTGACTGCTGCATTGGGGTTGACCGCTGAGTCTGGTGAGTTTACTGAGATAGTAAAAAAGATATTACTACAAGGTAAACCATATAATGAAGAGAATATCTTCCATATGAAGAGAGAATTGGGAGATATCTGTTGGTATATTGCACAGGCTTGTATGGCACTTGATACAACCTTTGATGAAATTATTGAAATGAATGTAGAAAAATTAGAGAAGAGGTATCCAGGCGGAAGTTTTGATGTACACCACTCCGAAAACAGACAACAAGGTGATCTCTAGTATTTGTATACTAGGAGGTGGCACATCTGGTTTTGTAACAGCTGCCATTCTCTCAGAGTACTTTAAGAATATAAAGATAAAATGTGTTTATTCTTCTAGTATTGGAAGAATTGGTGTGGGTGAATCAACTCAATTAGCAATCAATGATGTATTTCAGTTCCTTGGGTTGAGAGATAGGGATTGGATGCCTAAATGTAATGCAACCTATAAAACTAATTTAAAATTTGAAGGATGGTCTGATGCAGATTTCTTCTATCCCTTTGGGGATTTAACAGGAGATGATGTATCAGATTTTTTTATACTAACTCATTTATTTCCAGAAATAAAACATAATCAGTTTTCTAGGTTTCATAGATATCATTCCAGATTTGCTGAATTGAATAGATTTTCTGATGAGGGGTGGGATTATCATGAACTATCTGCCTATCATTTTGATACAGAAAAATTGGCAAAATTATTCTATGATGTTTGCTTGGGAAATGGCGTAGAATTTGTTGATGATAAGTATATCCGTGCGAATAAAAGTGAGGATGGCAATATAGTATCTTTAAAGTGTGAGAATGGAACGCACGAGGCAGATATGTTTATTGATTGCACTGGATTTCACTCTGAATTATTAGGTAGAGTCATGGGAGTTCCTTATAAATCTTATGCAGATACCCTTGTGAACAATAGATGTGTTGCTGTTAAAATACCTTACACAAATAAAAATGAACAGTTGAAGTGTTACACTAATAATGTAGCAATGAAAAATGGCTGGTGCTATGAAATACCTTTATGGGATGGATTATCAGTGGGATATGTTCATAGTTTAAAGTTTGCTAAACCATCAGAGATCGATGAAGAGTTTGAACAAAAATATGGTGTGGCTCCAAGTAGAGGTGTAGATTTTAAAACTGGTAGATACGAAAAAGGATGGGTAAAAAATGTAGCCGCTGTTGGTCTATCCTATGGTTTTATTGAACCACTTGAAGCTACTGGTCTTGCCTCTGTGGTTACAAATATTTTTAGATTACTAGAGGGATTGTCTACACATTTATCTCCTAATTCATTTGATAGAGAGATATTTAATCATGCTTGTGGAACACATTTGGATAATGATAGAACGTTTGTTGATATGCACTATGCAGCTTCACATAGATCCGACACAGAATACTGGAAATATGTTACTAACATAGACTATCATTGGAATGAACATAGTTGCGGTAGAGCAATAGAAATGGTCACAGGTGATAGAGATTTTTCAAACAAGAAAGCAAATGGTGGATTGTCATTCATACTTGCTGGTAATGGATATAGTCCACATTCTCCAGCTTTCATAGAGAAAATGGGTGATAGAAACTACTATATGGATCTAAAAAATAAAATTCTACAGGAAGATAAAGAACTAACTGAAAAAGTATTACAGTATCCTACACCAGCAGAGTTTTTGAAGACACATATATACAACTAAATACCTAAAAACGGATAATAATGGCACAACTATCTGTAAAGGAAGTACTCAAACCTTTTAATAAAGGTGAAATGATTGGCAAAGAAAGATACCATATGCTAATCAAGAAGATAGAAAATAAAGAGCCTTTTGTATTCGCATCAGGTGAACTTAATCCAATTAAGTTTGAAAACGAACAGGATCTTAGAACTCTTAAATCCAATGATATAGAAAGAATCAATAATTTACTTGCTGGAAGTAGTAAACCTTTTGTTCTTGATACGGAAGAGGGAAGTAAACCGTTTGGTATAAGGAGACTAGAAAAAACAGAAGAGTTTGGTGGAGGTGCTGGTGGTGGAAAGAAAATAGATCCACATGAATTAATGACGGCTGCTTTAATAATGAAGTATGGGGGACAGGGAAAACGTTCTGTTGACACTGGATCTTATGCAAATTTAAACAAAGCAAAACAATCTATAAAAGATTTACAGGCAACGGCTAGATCAATCATCTATACATCAGCAAATAAAATAGAAACTATAGAGGCCTTTTCTGGTGATTATCAAAACTATGCCAAAGCAGTCTCAGCTGCTGATGGATTTTTGAGAGATCTCGGTACTAATTCAAAAGTTCACAGAGTTCATGCTACTGGTAAACAGTGGTTGAAAATTCTCTCAAAGTATTTTGCAGTAAATAGACATGAGTACTTTGGTAACAAAGACTATAACTCATCTGATTTGATTGTAGAAGTTGCTAGACAAGATAGAAGAAAAGGAAGAAAATTATTTGTTGGTGTTTCTTTAAAGAAAAAAGGCATAGGTAAAAAAGAGGCCTCTCCTACAATTATTAACAAAACTGTGATAGGGGAGAATGGACTTCTATCATTTTTACTTGGTGATGAAGCAAGAACTGGTAATTTTAAAACCGCTCTAGGAGAATTATATAAATCCAGAGCTCAGTTTTTTTATGACGTTATAGAAGCTGGTTTAGATGGAGAGGATGAAAAAACACAGGCATTTACGATGAGAAAATTAAGTATCAGTGATGGTGAGAAAGATGTTCCAGCAGTAAAACCATCAACCACTATGAAAGCTGGTTCAGTTGCTTTTAAAAAAGCAGAGGTAGAAAGGGCAAAAAAAGTTGCTAAGAAAAGATTGGAAAATATAACCGCATATCTAACAAAGTTAAAAAAGAATGTATCTACAAACAGAACTATCGCGGCAAAAGTCTTAGATGAAGCACAGGATTTAGATCAAAAAAATATGACTGCTGCTTTACGAGGTGCATGGCCTCCAAAAAAACCAGTATTCAATCAGTATTTTTTTGATATGGATCAACTGATTAGGAATCCAAAGGTGATGAGACCATTGGCCATAGGTCTTTTAAATATAATATTTAAAGTAGACTTGAAGAGATTGATCAAAGATAGATCAAGATACTCAGAAGAATTTGTATTTACATTGATTACTGGTTCTGGGGATCTAGTGGATCAGGGCGTCACTGTTAAACCAGCCGAGGTGATTCCAGAAGCAAATAGTACAACAGTTTTGATGGAATTAATATCAAATCCAAACACAATATACAAACTTCAAAAACCGCAAAACTACAGACAAGCTTTTGATCGTAATCCTGATGGTGCTAAATTAAAATATGATATATTTGCCAATGATCAAAACATAGCATTGTTGGAAATAAGATATAAGGGATCTATAACCGCTGAACCACAGTTTCAAGCATACATAACTCCAACATTTGCCAAACTTCTTACTGCACCAGGCATGCCAACCACAACATATTAATAAATAAAACTATAATCGTATGCGTAATTCTGTGAAGTCGTTTGGACAATTCATAATAGAAGCTGTAAAGACTGCTGCATCAACCGAAGCTAAGATGAAAGGTTTGAAAGGCGACGGTCATGGAGGGTGGTACGATGCTAAAGGAAATTTTGTTGCAAAAACAGTAAACGGTAAGTTACAATTCACTGGTGGTAGAGGTGCTGCGGCACCAGAAGACCCTAAATCAACAAAGGTTGCAACACCAGATCCGAAGGCAGTTCAAAAGAAAGCCCCTATGCCAGTTGCTGGTGCGGCTCAACCTCAACAAACAGAGGTTGAGGGTGAAGGAAAGTCACCAGAGCCAGGAGATGCTCAGAAACAAACTGCTGAAATAATGGGAGCTCCCTCTTCCGAGTCTGTGGTAGTAACTTTTGGTAGATTTAACCCACCTACTACAGGACATGAAAAATTATTAAAATCTGCTAGTGCAGAAGCAGAGAGAAGTAAGTCAGATTTCAGAGTATATCCAAGCCGTAGTGTAGATTCAAAGAAAAATCCACTACAGCCTGGAACTAAGATAGAATATATGCAGAAAATGTTCCCTGACTATGCAGATAACATCAAGGATGATGCAAACGCAAGGACTATATTTGATGTATTGATAGCATGTCAGAATATAGGATACAAGGCAGTAACAATAGTTGTAGGACAGGATAGACTCTCTGAGTTCCAGAGTCTAGCACAGACATATAATGGTGATTTGTATGAATTTGAAGAGATAAAAGTCATATCTGCTGGTACTAGAGATGCAGATGCAGAGGGTTTAGAGGGAATGTCTGCCTCTAAGATGAGAGCTGCGGCTGCTGAAGATGATTTCAAGGCATTTGCTAAAGGTATCCCTAATATAGGGAATATGGAAAAGAAAAATCTATACAATATCCTACAGAAATCTATGGGTGTGAAGAAAAGAGAGATTGCAAAAGAAGATTTGTGGCAATATGCCCCTAAATTAGATCCATTTGGATTGAGAGTTGCTTATCTTAGAGAACATATATTTAAAGTAGGAACTCTAGTAGAAAACGTAAACACAGGAGTCAGAGGCAGAATTACTAGGAGATGTTCTAATCATGTTATTGTGCAGACTCCAGAACATACTATGTACAAAGCATGGTTGAAAGACTTAGTTGAGGCCTATGATGTGGGTACAGATGAATATAGAAGATATGTTCAGTCTATGACACCAGGCCAAGGTGATGTGAAATTCCATGATAAACCAGATATCAAACCAATCACTACTGGTTCATACTATGATGGGAAGAAAGTGAAGAATCCTAATGATCCTCCTAGTGGGCCTGGGATAAACTATAATGATACAAAGATTCCTTACAAAGTTGGAAAGGGATAAATAAGGATAGGTTAAATACCACATTTCAATAATGAATGAAGATTTTGGGATTGTTAGTATCCCTGCTACATTGGCCGCCATCAAAGCAGGCGGTGCAGCATTAGCCGCCAAAGGTGCGGCCGCCGCTGGTGCCGCTAAAGCAGCAGGCGCTGCCACTGCCGCAAAGGTTGGTACTGCTGCAAAAGCTGGTCTTTCAGCAGCCAAAACTGGTTTGGCAAAAGTTGGATCTACTGCAACAAAATTTGCTGCAAAAGGTGGATCGTCTTTTAAATCAGGGAACATTGGAGCAAATACAATTAAGTCTTCAAAGTTTATGGATAAATTGAAAAAAGGTAAAAAAGTCATAGACAGAGCTAGTGATGCCTATGATGTTGTGGATACCGCAAACAAACTTACTAATCAAAAAAAGGAAAAAGAAATGGCCTACAATGAATCTGTGCAACTACATGACGTTGATGGTAATCTAACTCATGAGATTATAGACGTAGTAACTCCTCCACCATTAGGAAACAAAGATGATGAGGCTTTACAAACTAGACTTTGGAGTCAAGTTGCTGCTAACTTAGACACTCTTGGTGAGATGTACGGAATGGAATTTAACGTTGCTACTCTTAAGGAGAAGAAAAAATTAGATCCAGTAGGAAAAGAAGATGCTGATGTAGATAACGATGGTAAGGTAGATGATACTGACTCATACCTTATGAAGCGTCGTAAGGCTATCGCTAAGGCAATGAAGAAAGAAGAGACTGAGGTTGCTGAAGATAAAGATCCATGTTGGGATACTCATAAACAGGTTGGTATGAAGAAGAAAGGTGGTAAGATGGTTCCTAACTGTGTACCCAAAAACGAAAGTTTCAATATCAAGAGTCCAGTATCATTCACAAAACCAGAGGAAAAGATAGAAGAAGGTGTTTCCGAAGAACAATTTAAGAAACATTCACCAGCTATTTTAGAAGCACACTGGACAATGTTTGAGAATAGAGAGTATTCCCACAATCCTGAGAAGTATCATGATAGTGAGGGTTATGATAAGAAACTTGAAAGACATAAACCATATCGTAAGAGATCAAGAGCTGCAAGAATGAGAGACCCAGAAAGAGGAATTGATTCACCAGCATTTAAGGAATTCATGAGATCCAGAGGAATGTAGATGAAGTCCTTTGAAAAATTTCAATATGATACTTCTCCTTATGTCAATGAGGAAGTAGAGGAGCTCGACGAAATATCTATCGTAGGTATGGTGAGGTCTGCTGGACAGGCTTTAAAAAACTCTCCTGTTGTAAAGAAAGGCACAGAGCTTGTTAATAAGGTGAGGAGCAATATGTCTTCACCTTCATCTTCACCTGTCAAGCCTACATCTCCAGTTACAAATCCCGCAATAGAACAAAAAAGAAATAGATTAAGCAATACAATTAATAATCAGTCTAAAAAAGTTGAGAGAGTTCAACAAAGGTCAGAAAAGAAAATAACAAATGCTGCTAACAACTTATCAAAATCAATAAGTAGGAGAAAAGAAGTACTTAATAGAGCAAAGAATATGCCTCTAACTATGAAAAGAGTGCAGAATAATCAGACTCAATCCGCACCCCAGACCCCAATAAGTAGAAGAAAAGAAGTACTTAATAGAGCAAAAAATATGCCTCTAACTGTGAAAAGAGTACAGGATAATCAAAATAAAAACAAAGGACTTAGTAATGTGGTTTCACAGACCCAGAAAAAAAGAGATGATGTAGTTAAAAGAGATGCCAAAATAGATCAAAATATAAGAGATCTAAAATCAGATGATGAAAAAGTTAGAGCAGCTGCAAAAACAAGAACGGATGCAGATCCTAGTTTGAAGGAACCAAGACTTATTAACAGAATAAAGAGATTTGGTTACAAAGACCCAGACAAAGCAGAGGACTTAGTAAGAGGTGGCCCAAATATACCTGGCACTAATATTGGCATTCGTAGTAAACTTGTGAGGAACGTTGCATCTGTGGGTAAGGCTGTAGGGCAGGGACTTGCAACAAACCCAACAAATAAAGTTTCCTATAATGCAAAGGGAGATGGATATAGTGGTGCTTTTGGTAATATGGGTGATAATGTAAAAAGTGTTGGCCAAAATGTATTGAAGGCACCAACATTTGATTCTACTAAACAGGATCCAAAAACAGGTAAAATAACAAAAGGAGAAGGCTCTGGAACAGTAGGTGATAGACTAGGACTTACCAGAATTCTTAATAGGGAAAAAGAGAATCCTTCAACTAAAAGTGCTAAGGTAACAGGAGGTGATGATGATATAGGAAACGTTGGAGACGCCAAAAGACAAGAAAACAGAAGAAGAAGACAACAAAGAAACAACCAACAGGACAAAGTAACTCAAGGTTCGGGTCAAGAGAAAGTAACTCAAAGTTCTAGTGAACCCATGGCGAGAAGATCATCATCGAGCTCCTCAACATCTCAAAAAAAGACTCAACTAACTGATAAGACTGATGCTGAATTAGACAAAACACCTAGTACTGGAGATGAAAATCAGTTCAGAAGAAATGCCTCTAGGAATAATACCAACCAGAATCAGAATCAAAATCCGACTGGTGCTGTAGATAAAAAAGGTAATCCAATCAGTAGATTTGGATCGAGACAACCTTATGTACAATACAAAACTAAGAACAAGAACAAGAAAGGTAAAGTTACTGGTGATGGTTATCCAGCAGGGGATGACGCAACTCATTGGTTAGATGCTCAAAAACAACACTCTTCTAGGACTCCCAAATTATTTGAACAATTCTTATCTGAGATTGATACAAAATCTACTAAGAAGAAAAAGAAAGATGGCCGTGGTATGCACCCACATGATGAAATCAAACCGATGAGTGGCACAAACACCATTACAATTAACCCAGAAGACGAGTCTTCTAAATACAAGAGAGGATATTAAAGAACCATGATTACTAACATAAAAGGAGCTCAAGCAGCATGCGGCGTAAACGCTGCAAACGCCTCTACATTCGGAAGTGCTACAGTGGTTCGTCTTTGCAACAACGGTGGAACTGCAAGATTGATTACTGTTATCGATGAAGTTGGAGGATCAACAACAATCGGAACCTTTACAATGCCAGGAAATACTGTTGAGTTCGTAGAGAAGAAATCAACCGAAGCAATTTTTGCAGCTGACGCTAGTGTCTTAGGTTCAGCAGCAGCATACTCAATATCTTAGTTGTCAAATCAACAAAAACTGTCTATAATATAAGGTAGTAAACTAAATATTTTTAAATCTTATGGGGTTTATGGATATTATAAGAAAGATAGGCAACCCTTTTAAGGGATTACTTCAGTTACCGAGGATAGTAAAGAGAGTAGAACCAGAAGAATTTGTATATGGGTATGATTTATATTCAGAGATGCCTGATGGATTACTAGGTGCTAGGATACCTGATGAAGATAATTGGTTTGATGAATCAATATATGCAGTGCCTTCAGTGCCAACAGAGACTTCAATACATCAAAAGATGTATGAATTATCATCACAAAATCTTAACATTGGAGGTTCGGAGACCCTGACATAAGTGCGT